CGGTTGTATAACCTACGGGGTGTCAGTCCCGTGGCAAGATAAACAAACCGTCCCTATCATCTGACAATGATTCGGGCGTCGAGTCCAAGAAGAAGACAAGGATCTTGGAAGAAATCCAACTTAGAGAGTCAAGTTGATGACAGTTATCCCCCAAGGGGTCTGATCAGAGCTTGAACAGTTGGAGATCTCAAGAGGATCTTCATTGGCTCGCCGGGTAGCCCGTCTGAACCCCGCGAAGGGTCTTACGGATCTACCAGTGACGCGCTCACCGAACAGTGAGTATTGGCTTGTATTTTCAAGCGCGTCGCATCGGAAGTTGCGCCTACAATTTAATGTAAATTGGCTTCTATTTGAAGAACCGGCGCAGTCCGCAACCATACCTTTAAGGGTGCTCACCAAAAGTTGCATAAACTAAACTTATCGTCGCGTTTGTGCAAGAAATGGTAAAAGTTTCACCGGCGGCGGCTGTGATGTCCGCAAGCTGGTAAAAGTTAGTAGCACCCCAAACATGGGAGAGGTCGGACTTAGTACAGGTCCCTCCAATGGCTTGGCCACTGAAGGTTGTACCTGTCATAAGCATACCGAAGTATCCCTTCCATGCAGAAGTAAAGGTGAATGTAGTTACTGACGAAGTTGTACCCGTACTGGCTACAGTGGCTGGAAGATTACCAGCAACAGTAGTGCCAAAAGGGGCAGCATTGGTTGATCCTGAATAGGCTCCCCCATATGCTGTAGCTGCGCTAGCCCCAAGTTGGGGAGTCATCAAACGTACCCTGTAGCGAACATAGAGCTCGCCAACGGCAGCAGTTGATGCCTGGCCTTGTGTAGAAACATAGCCAGTAGCAACATCATACAACTTTATGTCCTGATTCGATCCTAGTGCCGAATCACGGACAAAGTAACTCCTTTGCTTACTCAGATCTTCCAACAGGGAGATATGAGTACAGTCAGCCCAAGGCGGAGATCTTACAGAGCTCCGATAGGCCAAGGCGCTGGTCTTGTCAGTTGGTGCCGCTTCAGAGGCGTCATAATCCAAGGTGATAAGAACAGTACCTGTTGCAGACGTAGGAGCTTGTGTCTCAAATTCGAATACCAAATCTTCGAAGAGATACGACTCATAACGTTGTGCAATGACTGAAAGCCAAGGGAAAGTCGCTGTAATACCAGGGTTAATGCGAAGGGTAGTAGTACCAAATCCTACAGACCCGGCAATATCCTGGACGAACTCACGATGTGAGACAATAATGTCACCGTTCGGCAGACCGCGGAAAACAGGCTTTGATGCATGTTTAACACGACCCACCGCAACGGGAACACTCAGCGACTTTGACATTCCACCCTTTGGGAAGGATGACGGTTGTCGGACCGATTTATTCGATCTGGCAGTATTCTGATTCTTCTTCCCCTGCCTCGGGGCTTTCGCTTTGATTGTGGTGTCCATGTATGGGATCCGCCTGGACAAGGCGGACTGTACATCAATACCGACCACATTAAAGGAGTGGCCCGTCCGTGCAGTCTCTCGGCATTTACCGGGAAGACACGGAGAGTAAGGTGAATGAACCCGAGGGGTAAAACCCGGGAACGGCCAGGAAGGCTCGCTGTAACGGAGGACTCTGCTTAACAACAGACCCAGGGGATTGGTTACCCCTTATCCAACTAACAGCGGTGACCAACAGCCACCGTTTCACTTGCTTCTCTAAGTCTGATCGTCGTTCTTATCATCGATACCAACGATATGATTGTTCTGATTGACACAATCATCGGATTTAGCACGGAAATATTAAGGAGAGGGGCCATCGTCTCAACGAAGACCCTTTGATAAGGTCCATACCATTCTGGTAGTACTCATCCCAGGTTATTAAGCTACCTAAAAGGCGGCACCCAGGGTAGAGGACTGAGAGACTGGTACTCCCTCTCCACCGTTTTGGACGGTTTATAGATATTGACCCCATGGCCAAGTTTAACGTCTTTCCGGGACCACGGTTCTCGTCAGGGAGGCATCTGCTTCCCTCCCACCGAGTAACCGCCATGGAAAAGGCATCCACAATCTGGCCCGCTAAGCAGTTAGCAAGAATGGTGTCGATTTCTTACCGAAGTTAAGAAACCAGTATGCAAGAGATCACCGATCTTTGGAAGAACCCCGTTGGGGATCTTCTTTAGGGGAAGGATTTCAATTGCATCAACATTCTTGACTTTACTACACCATGGCCTCGCCGGGTTACTGAGGAAGACCTCAGGTTCGTAACCTAGTAAGGGGCGACAGCTATTGATGGTAAAACCATCTTGGATAGCCTTTGCCACTAAGTGGCGAGCAACCAGTCTTTGGATTGGGCTTATTCGGAATTTAAAGCCTTTGGGAGCTTTAATACCGAGACCTCCAACACTGATTGGGAGAAAGATGTTCCTTGTAAAGGTACGTACTCTCCAACTATCCCTAGTTATCAATTGACAGAGGGAATCCTTCTGGATTCCCTCCCTGTGAAGGTTCATATATAATGAACAGATGCCAGCTCGGTTGCGAAAGCAGCCTTGCAGGACTTCACTAAGGCAGGGAATAGAACCCTGCGTCTCATGATGACTAGTAGCCTGGCCGTCTTTTGACTGGACTTTATGTTGTCCAAACAAAAGACCCACGTTAAGGAAGTCGATCCTTCGGGGTAAAACGCGGTCAGCACGATCGAGATCGTAGTGACAGGCAATCGAATTAATGTTCGAATAGACCTTATGGTGATAAGCCTTTCCAACGGAAAGGTTAAGACCAACGCGTTTGCCGGTTTCTTCATGGACCTTCCAAAGGGAAGGTGGGGCGGCGTACAACATGTCGTCACCATTTATCAAGACATGGTTAAGTGTCTCAGATATAGCCCATGAAGAAGCTACCTGGTCGATCGTGGCAAGATAAACGCCAAGATTAGCCAAGCAAAGGATCGGGAAGGATAGAATAGAGCCCATTAACTGGCCTCTCTTCATCACTCCTCGAAATTCGCCGACTTTACGATCACCGTGGACGGGATAGTGAAGTCGATGAGGACCTAAAACTTGCATGCAAGTTTCGCGAAGGTCCTCAGGTAGGACAGAGATTATACTCTCAAATATCTTACCCGAATACTTCCATGAAAGACCATCCGTTGCAGCAGAATAATCGATTGAGAACCATTCAGATCCAGCAGGTGCCTTCTTGACAAGGTCAAGAAGGTCTGTCTGACAAAATGGTCTACCAATTAGTCTGAAGCAAGGGATCTTCCTTAAAGTAGTATGGAGACTCTCTTGGATCACCTTGGTAAGGTAATACGGGAGAGCTTCGCCCTTGGAAATCACACGGACTTTCATGGGCTCCAAAACTGCTTGTATGGTACAATTAAGATACCCGGAGGAGAGGGGAGAGTTAATCAAACTCTCCCATTCAAGCCTACCCGGAGTTTCGTAAACCGAAAGGACGGCCTGACATCGGTGTCGGGCGATCCACGGTTTATACTCCATGGAATACAGACACTTGAAGGCAAGAGGATTTTCCTCAATACCTGCAAGTTTCTGAAGGGCGGCTTGCTGACCTCCGTCGGAACGGGAATAACCGAAAGCGGCATTGATAGAGGGCTGTCTCGAGAGACGGTCCTCCAAGCGAACTCTTTCAAGGTCATCCTGGACCAATCTTAAAACGAGTTGGAACGATGGGTTATTGAAAATCTTTTCAATGAGCTCATCATCACCATCATCGTCGCTGGTTAAAGTGGAAAGATGACTTTTATAAGTATCTTCCACAATGTCCTCGGAAACAGGCAACGTTGCCCGTTTCGCTTGGAGCCAGCTGTACCACAGATGGGTGTTCGCCGGGGAGAAAACTCTCCTTCGGTTAATCATCCATCTACGAAGAGCGCCTGAGGGTTCAAAACGAACATCAGGGCTCTTCGGCGGTTCATTACCAAGATAGAGAGCTTTGGGATAGGTGAGGAGATCTTTGGATCGCTTCAACCATACACCCTCGTTCTCTGAAGAATCAAGGTAATGATGTACCTGTTCACGGAGTTGATCTAGGATCTCCTCAGAGGCATTGTGATGTTGTAGAACAACACGAAGCCCGTGAACAAGTGCCGCGGTTCTTTCCTTTAGGGAGGGAACTCTCTGAAGGGAAAGGACTTCAGGGTTACTCTTCGCTGAGTAACTTTGCGGTCCCGATATCTGCTGGCTAACCAGGTCAGCATCGGAATCTACATCTCGTAGCCTTCCTTGATTAACAATCTTTGAAGACATTGAGTGTGGG